ATCGTTGCACCTCGCGGGCATGTCATCATTGACTGCGACTCGTCACAGATTGAAGCACGTGTCTTAGCATGGCTGGCGGGGCAACACGACATCCTAGACTTGTTTGCTACAAAGCAAGATGTGTATCGCCACATGGCCGCTCGCATTTATGGTGTGTACGACATAGACCAAGTTACCCCTGAGCAACGTTTCATCGGCAAGACTACGGTACTAGGCGCGGGCTACGGCATGGGTGCTATCAAGTTTCAAGTGCAGTTGAAGAACATGGGCAAGGATTTGGACTACGACACATGCCGTTTCATCATCAAGCAGTACCGCCAAGTCAATCGCTACATTGCTGACTGGTGGAACGACCTTAATAACGTGCTGACGTACATGATTAACCAAAAGCCGATTGTGGTTGATCGGGCTGGTCTGCTAGAGACTTCACCCTTCACGGGCATAGCTCTACCAAATGGCCTGTACCTAAACTATCCTGAGTTACAACGCCACACAAATGGCGACTTCACATACGCAACACGCCAAGGACCAAACAAGATTTACGGCGGTAAGGTTGCAGAAAATATTTGTCAGGCGGTTGCCCGTTGCATCATCGGAGAACAGATGATTCAAATTGAAAAGCGTTATCGAGTCGTGCTCACCGTCCACGATGCGATAGCTTGTGTTGTGCCGCAAGACGAGGCAGACGAAGCTCGGGCGTACATTGAACAATGTATGCGTACACCACCCTCATGGGCTAAGAACCTACCCCTCAACTGCGAGTCAGGCATGGCTCAAAACTACGGAGATTGTTAATGACTAAACCGATCACATGGTCGTACAGTAGCTTGGCGTTGTACCAACAGTGCCCAAAGAAGTACTACCACCTCAAGGTAGCCAAGGATGTCAAGGAGGAGATGGGCGAAGCCATCATTTTTGGTAACGAGATTCATAAGGTAGCTCACTTATACGTTGAACAGCATCACCCTATTCCTGAGAAGTACGCATCCATTGAACCAGCTATCAAGGCGTTGAAAGATATGCCCGGGCGGAAGTTATGCGAGAACAAGCTGGGCTTAACCGTCGACCTTAAACCCTGTGGCTTCTTTGATAAGAAGGTGTGGTGGCGTGGTATTGCTGACATCATTATCTTGCAGGGTGACACAGCCCTGACAGTTGATTACAAGACTGGCAAGAAGAGCCAATACGCTGATCTCAAACAACTTGAGATTGTTTCGCTTGCATTGTTCAAGCACTTTCCCGAAGTTAAAAGAGTCAAGGCGGGCTTGTTGTTCCTGTTCGCCGATGACTTTGTGAAGACTGAATATCTAGCCGACTCACAGAGCGATCTGTGGACCGACTGGATGTCAGATGTTGGTCAACTTGAGGCATCCGTACAGAGTGATGTATGGAACCCCAAGCCCAACTTTACTTGTCGTGGCTGGTGTCCAGTCACATTGTGCGACCATAATCAAGGAGCTAAAAATGCTTAACAGAAGGAAGAAAACCAAAGCTGCAAGAATTCGTTCGTTTATTGCAGCGAACCCCAACGCAACTGCTAGATACATAGCCGATCAATTAGGCTTTCCTATACAGAGCGTGTACAACGTGCAACACAAATTGCGCCACCCCGTAGTGAAGAAACCTAAGATTGTTACCCTAGTAGGTACTTCAAACAAGAGCATGATGGAGCAACTGAATCCTGACATTCCAGTCTACGAAGATTCAGTTACGAACGTAACGTCTACAAGACTGAAGGAGTTGATGTCAAAGCGGTTGATGCAGGGGGCCGACCGCCACGCTCATCCATTACTGGACAAAATTGAAATGTTTGAGAAGCCATCTGACCCAGTTAACAACCCTGCTCACTACACAGAGGGTGGCATCGAGACAATTGATTACATCGAGGCTAAGCGTTTGGGCTATCACCTTGGTAACGCGGTGAAGTACATCAGCAGGGCGGGCAGGAAGGGCACGAACCAAGGACTAGAGGACTTGAAGAAAGCCCAGTGGTACTTGGCCCGAGCCATCGAGAAAAACGAGTACGCCTCGCCTAGCCGATGAAAGCCATTCTGGAATTTAGCTATCCAGACGACGAGCGCAAACTACTGTACGCCCTCAAAGGACAAGACATGTACGTTGCGCTCGCCGAAGTACGGATGCAGATTACTGAAGAGTTCCGCCACAACGCAGACCCCGTTGCTGTGCTAATGCGTGTGCGGGACATTACAGACGACATCTTTCGTGAACTGGGGGACGTATGACCAAAGACATAAAGCCGACAAAGATTGAGTTTGCGCCCGGATGCTTCGATGATTTTGAAGGCACTCAGGAAGAACTGAACGAAATGATTGCTGACCTAAAGAACATGGTTGCAAGTGGCACTCTATGGGAGAACAGCTTGCCCGTAAATGAGAAAGAGGAAGAGGAGCTTATTAAGCTACTTGCACAAAAGCAGGCACGGAGGAAGCAATGACTAAGGTATGTTTACGTTGTAAGCAAGAGCTGCTTATTGATTTATTCAGGGTAGTAATGATCAAGGGCGTGCAAAAGCATCAACAAGCTACATGTAAGCCCTGCATGACGGCTTATCAAAAGTCGTACTACGAAGCTAACAAAGAGCGCATCCAAGAACAGATAAGAGAATGGAATAAGCAGCACCCTAATTACACACGCGACTGGCAAAAAGAAAATTCCGAAAAGCATAAACAGCATCGGGAGAACGCAAGACCAAGAGCGCGAGAGCGCGCGAAAGAAAAATACTGGGAAGACCCCGAAGCTGCAAGACTAAAAGTTAGGCAATACAAGGCCGCAAACATAGAAACAGTGAAAGCTAAAAAGAAGGAGTGGAACAAATCAAATAGACCGCATTTAAGAGCCTATCACAACAAGCAGACGAAACAGTTATCTGATTCGTACATCCGCAATAAACTTGCGGCAAACCACAAACGAGAGCGCACGTTGCGTTCAGAGGACATACCACAAGAGTTGGTAGAACTTAAACGATTTCAACTTTTACTTAGAAGAGAGCTTAAAAATGAACCACATCAGTGAATTAACAACAGAACTATCTGCACTGTACGAAGGACTTAAGACCGGTGCAATAGACGTAAAGGTCGCCACCGAGATGAACAACACAGCGGGCAAGATCATTAACGCTCAACGCGTACAGCTAGAGTACGCAGAGCTACGTAAAGAACAACCCGACATTCCGTTCATGAAGACCAAGGCTAAACCAAAGGCAAAGGTGGAAACGTGACGTCCAAAGAATTTCTAGCCAAGTAGGTTTTTCTTCGCTATTCGTACTAGCCTTGTAGATGTGACTGTAGAGTAGCGGGATAAGAAGGACTTGGCTATGCGATGATTTTGACCTTCTCATTCCAAAAATAAACTATGACGGGGGGCATAGAGGAATCTACTAACCCCCCATTTTAATAAAGGAGAAAAATGCCAAGACCAAAGCCCCCTGAGCCACTACTAGGAAGACAAGTTCGGATGTCAGACAGGCAGTGGATGATTCTGAACCATCTTGGCGGTGCTGAGTGGCTAAGAAAATTACTAGATAAGAAGGACCCATTTCCTAAAAAATACTATGATGCCCTTTTAAAAACAGGAGGCTCAAATGCCATACGTGAACAAACCCCGCCCATACAAAAAAGAATATGACCAACAACAGACTAGAGGAGAACTTGACGAGCGCATGGAACGTCAACGTGCCCGTCGCAAGATCGACAAGACCGGAGCTGATAAAGACAACAACGGCAAAGCTGATCGACGCGAAGGCAAAGATGTTGCTCACGTCAAGGCACTATCTAAAGGTGGATCAAATAAAAACGGGGTGAAGATCCAATCACCTAGTAAGAACCGATCCTTTAAACGAAACCCAGATGGCTCAATGAAATAATATGCAAGTATTGCAAGACCGCACCCTAGTGGTCAGAACCCGCTTTCCCGCTCGTATCACCGAGACTATACCCACAAGCTCTATTGTGAATGATCTTGGCGAAGAGCGGTACGAAGTGGCAGTGCCATGGGATTGGACTAACGCTGAGAAGCTAACGCACATGCGTATTAAAGATGTGCCATCGCCAATACAGCGTGACTATAAATGGCCTCGGCCTATGGGCTTCGAACCATTTGACCACCAGCGAGATACGGCATCGTTTTTGTCACTACATCGTCGCGCCTTCTGCTTTAACGAGCAAGGCACGGGCAAGACTGCATCAGTGATATGGGCGGCTGACTATCTGCTAACTTTAGGCCTCATCAAGCGCATACTTGTTGTCTGCCCACTGTCAATCATGCAGTCTGCATGGCAAGCTGATCTGTTTAAGTTCGCAGTGCACCGTTCAGTTGACGTGGCTTATGGCGATGCTACAAAGCGGGCGAAGATTATCAGTGGCCCCGCTGAGTTTATTATCATCAACTACGACGGCATAGCCACCATCTCAGATCACATGCTGAACCATGGCGGGTTTGATCTCATTGTGATTGATGAGGCGAACGCCTATAAGAACGTGCAGACTAAGCGTTGGAAGCTGATGAACAAGTTTGTCAAGCCCGACACTTGGATGTGGATGCTTACTGGCACACCAGCCGCGCAATCTCCTGTTGATGCTTACGGGCTTGGCAGACTGTGTGTACCTGACCGTGCGCCACGTTTCTTTGGTGACTTCCGCGAGGCAGTCATGCAGAAGTTTGGGATGTTCCGTTGGGAGCCACGCCCAGACGCAGAGAAGCAGGTGTTTGAGATGTTGCAGCCCGCTATTCGTTACGAAAGGGCGCAGTGTCTAGACTTGCCAGAGGTAACGTACGTAAACCGACTTGCCCCGCTTACTCCTTCACAGAAGAAGTACTACAAGGAGCTGAAGAACCAGATGCTCCTTGAAATGGCGGGCGAGGAGATTAGTACGGTCAATGCTGCCGCTAAGATGAACAAGCTGCTACAGATTTCTTGTGGCGCTGTGTATTCAGACAGCGGTGCAACCATAGAGTTTGATGTATCCGATAGGCTACGAGTTGTACAAGAAGTTATTGACGAGTCTAGCCATAAGGTGTTGGTGTTTGTTCCATTTCGCCACACCATCGAGCTGCTCAAAGACTACCTTGGTAAGAATGGCATCGCATGTGATGTGATACATGGCGACGTACCAGTACACAAACGCACTGCTGTGTTCAAAGACTTTCAAGAAAAGCAGAATATAAAAGTGTTAATAATTCAGCCACAAGCTGCCGCCCACGGGGTTACCCTAACCGCTGCCGATACCATCATTTGGTATGCTCCTGTTACGTCCACCGAGACGTACCTACAAGCTAATGCTCGCATTAACCGACCCGGGCAACGTAACGCGATGACTGTTGTGCACATTGAGGGTAGTCCTGTTGAGAAACGTTTGTATGCAATGCTGCAAGGCAACATTTCAAACCACGAAAAAGTTGTAGATTTATATAAAAAAGAGTTGGTAGAGACTTGACAAAGTCTAGAACAGCCCATACAATACAAGTTCATTAAGGAGAAAATATGGAAAACCAATCCATGGATAAACTGTCCGCCTCGTATATTCTTTTACGAACGGAACGAGAGCAGCTTAAGATGGTCTACGAAGCTGATGACGCAGTACTCAATGAGGCTATGACTGAAATTGAGAACCAGATGCTTGACGTCATGAACAGCACAAATGCAACCAGCATTTCCACAGACAACGCTACGGTTATCCGTACCGTTCGTAAACGCTACAACCCATCTAATTGGGAAGCAGTCTATAAAATGATTTCTAAACACGAAGCCTTTGGACTGCTTGAGAAGCGCATCCACAACGGCAACATGAAAGATTTTTTAGAGCAACATCCGGACGAGTATCCCGCTGGTCTGAATGTCGATAGTCGTTATGCGGTAACAGTACGCCGCAAATCATCAACCTGAGAGAAAACCATGAGCAACATTACAACATTTCGCGCTGACCTTCCCGCCCACTTGCAAAACGTCGAGTTGGACGACTTCACTAAATCTTTTGCCTCCTCTGGCGGTAGCATCAAACGCATCACACTGCGTGGGCGTGTCTTCCGTCTCGTAGATGGCGGCAAAGAGATTGCTAAGAACACAGACCCACACATGGATGTCGTCATCGTTAACGGCTCCAAGACTGTGCAGAAAGCCTACTATGGACAAGAGTACAACCCCGATGAAACATCTATTCCCGACTGCTGGTCGAGCAATGGCGAGCGTCCTGACGCTGACGTTCAAGACCCACAAGGACAGAATTGCAAAGAGTGCCCCAAGTCTATTAAAGGCTCTGGCGGTGCTGGCCGTGCAGCTTGTCGCTTTTCTATGCGCTTGGCAGTTGTCCTGCGCAACAATACCGCTGGTGATATATACCAATTGATACTACCGCAGAAGTCTATCTTCGGTCAGGGCAACGTTGAGAACATGCCGTTCCTGCAGTACGCCAAGTACGTTGGTCAGTCAGGCTACAACCTGAACATGCTGACTACACGCCTGACGTTTGATACTGACAGTGATTTCCCTAAGCTGGTGTTCACCAACGCAGAGTT